CACACACCCACCACAAATGTGGAAATAGGGACTCGTTCAGGGTCGACGGCTAAAGCCATCAACCCATGGACCGAGCCCACACCACTGAGGGACTACGAGTTTGACGACTCGTAGCCGGTACCGCTGAGTAGGTTTTCTCAACGGAACCTCGCCTCCAACTACGAAACCGAAACGGTCACGTAGCTGACTCACTCGACGCTCCAAGAAAAAGAGCGCTGTTGTGAGCACTGCCTGACCACTAGGAACGAAGGAGGAGTATACCCTCGTTAAGTGGCGGGTAACGTAAGCATCATAACAACGATGCCTACGTGGGTGCGACTCGTCAAAGTCGCGCACCAACCCTCCATCCCCAAAGCCCTCGGGGATGGATAGCTTTCTCAGGTCATCCGGCAAAGCACGAACAACATGCTTATACGCAGGATGGAGACCGCTACAACATCCGTAATCATAGCCCACCATTCGGTGAGCCAGGCGACGTATGCCATTAGCGGCCCAGAGGAGCATTTCCTCTCCTGAGATGTCCTTTCGGACATAAAGAGGCGTCACATCGTGACCTCGAAAGAAGTGTTTACCACACGACTCGCGAAACGGACCGATAACGAACGTCTTTTCCTTGTTGGTCGTAAAACCAGCTTCGGATAGGACATCAATTACACGCCCGCTTAGGAGCGTAGGGACGATCAAGTCGTCACCGTACACACCCAGGTCACTAACCGACTCACCATAGAACTGGAGGCACGCAGAACAGAGAGCCCAGAAGACCAGGCTTTCAAGCTCAAACGTAAACCCGTTGCCCATTGATGAGAACTTCTGAAGGAGGACTTCTTCCCCAGAAGGTAGAACGCTCCTGATGGACCGGCATATCTTCATAGCCAGAACCCAATCAGGTGGAACCAACCACTCCACAAGCCCAAGCGAGACAGAATCGCTCGCTGAGCTGAGGTCTATGGTTGCCAACGAGCCATCAGCACTCCCCTTTCGGGCGAGTAACTGGTTTCTCGTCTGGTCGTCGAGGTTTACCCCGACGGTTCGAAGACGGCGCCTAATCAGAGCGCCAATCCCCTTCTGAACATACATATTCATTAGGGGTTCGATCGCTATTACACGATCGGTCTTCGCGTTCTTCGGTACAGTGGTAACGCGACTTCCTCGGACAATTGAAAAACAGTCCTCGGTCCTACCTGAAGTTACAGGCACAGTGGATGACCACTGTGGGGAGCTACCAATAAGTAGCTCCGCTAAGGTCGCGCATTCCCCTGTCACAGTCGGTTTTTGAAAACCGAACTTATCAACCACGTGGCTCCGCTTTCGTGGGAGGCCAACGGATGCACCAGGCCCAAAGGCCATCAACGGAACTGCTTCGTCCCAGTCAAAACGACCAAGGACTCTCCCGATTTTTCTGCGCGCGCGATGGAATATCGCAAGCGTGGTGGGATCCATTTCTGGATCCACCTCGGGATGCCTGAACTTTTTATTGATCAGGCGGCAGTGCTCTTCACATAGGAGGAACTTATCGATCGCAACTTTACTACGATTCACCCCTAGTTCAAGTTTTTCGAACTTAGAACAGAGGCTAGCCGTAGCGTAATCACGGAAGAAAGCTCTCCAGTCATCGTACCCGTTAGGGTCCGGTGGCTCGATCTCAAGGATCTTCTGATCATGCTGCCCGGATTGGATCCAGGTAGCGCAATCATTAGCGAGAGCGCCATCTATACCAAGGTAAATTTTGGCTAAGATGGTCCTAGTTGATGTGACGCTGTGACTCATTCTCGCTTCTTTCATGGGTATACCCAATGAGTAGTTACATCGGATCGCAACCAGCAATAAATCACTGGTGCGAGGATATAGGGGTGATTAGCCCCACGACCCTTCGGGCCCGGAGATGCTAGTGCTAAAAACAGCAAGAGCAACCAGGGCCTGAATCCGAGCCGCGAGATCCGCCTTTTCGGCAGAGCTGAAGGTCATAGGGAATCGGATTTGGATATCCGCATTCCCATCGGCGATTTTCATGCCGGCACAACCACAGCTTGAGTCCACAGTCGCCAACTTGGTGACCGTAAGTCCCCATCGTGTGCGGTAAATACCGTCTTTCGACGGGCCACGGACGCTCTCGGTAACGCTAGAAAAGCCGCCACCGAAAGAGACGTCACCGGGGAACCGCCAGGTGGTAATACCACCTTGAGTCCCGGCAGGGGTGTAGACCTTGGAATTCAAGGTCAGGTTACTGGCTACAGGCATAACTGCCTCCAAGTTAGTGAAACGCCTGCATGAGCAACGCAATTGCATTAGCTACATGAAGCGCTGACAAGGGATTTTTAACGTAAATCCCGGGAACGGGTGAGGTGAGGTAACAAGTCCTCGTAAAGTCTGCGGCACTGCCCGTAAGGGTGGGGCCCGACCCCTCAGACCAACCTCTTGTGCCACCGGAACTGTATCTCCAGAAGCGCAAGTCCTTCACTTTCACGTCATCCAGTACAATCTTCGTACTGCGTGAGCCCCCCTTAAAGGAGAACCCAGCATCAGCAGTTAGACTACTCATCCATGCGCCGACCGGGATAGCCCAGTCGACGACGAATGAATACGGCAGACACTCCCAGACAATCTCCAGAGGGTTAAGTAAGCCCAATTGGGACTGCGTCGCAAGACCAGGATTGTTAAGAGAGTACCATAAAGATACCCAAACATCCTGCCGAGATCTACACTCCAACTTCGCGGAACTGTTGCCATCGACACTTAAAACATCGACGGTCACAGTGTCCACGTCGCTCGCATGACCCTTTACATGGATCAGCGGTTCACGATCTGGCTTACCCAATTGATGGATAGCGCCAAAAACATCGTGAAGGAGTGGATTCCACCCGTACTGCAGCTCAAGCCAAGCCGATGGGATCTTCCGTCTGAATGCTGCATTTCCTTGTCGCTCATAGGCGCGAACAGCCTGCCATGTTTTCTTCGGATTTCTCCGACGAAACTGACGGACCGACCGTGCAATGCGGCGAAAGCGATCTGCAATCATTCTTTCGGTTTCTCCCCATTCGGCAAGGAACTCACCCAGGTTAATATCCTGGTCCTTGAGCTTATTGAGAGCCCTCACCTCAGCCTCGTTGATTAAACGAGACTTGAGAGGAGGCATAGCTGGGGGGGCGACCCCCCAGAAGCTACCGTCTTCATACTTATAGACGTTACCATAACTACCGTAGTCAATGGTGGTACGAACTGTATTAGGTGGGTAAAACCACCTTCTACCAGAACGTGTCCAACCACGGCACGGTCTCCAGCCGGACTTGCTTTCCCGTGGGTTTCCCCCGGAGGCAGGTTTTACATCTCTGATCCACTCGTAATTCACGTTCCCGTAAACCGACCGGTCTAAATCCCCGGGCAGGTACAGTTCCGAGACGACGAGGTGACCAGGTCTGTAATTAACGTAATCAACGTTTCTAGCTGGAGTTGGCCAGAGTGGCTGCTTTCCTCTCGCATCAGGCACTCTCGAAGAAGAGAGCGCACAACAGCGATTTCGATGGTCCGCAACCGATGCCAATCAGCATTGGTCCAAGGAATCTATGGCCTTAACA